GCGATTTAACATCACCTGAGACATATAGGGGTCACAGTGATCTGTGGCCTCTGACCAGTCTGTTGAAAACAGACAAAGATTCTCAGTTCCTGAGAATATGAATTGAGCGTTGGGATTTCCAACGTTCATACGCTTGAAAAAATTCCAAGCATGAGCAGCGGCACCTATGCCGCTTTCACTGGAGGGTATCTTCTCCAGAAATTCCAAGCACATATGTGATGCTGGGTGTAAGAATGCGGCATGCGCAATCGGTGTTACCGTTATAGCACGGTACTTTCCTAGTTCAGCAACTAGGCTAATTCTCATTGACATGAGATTTTTCTCGTAACAGGATGACCTGTCACGAAATTGTCCACAAGAATAGTGGAAAAGCATCTCTCCAGGAGATGAGTTGTCCTTTGTTAGGATAGCGCCCGTTAGGTCGCCAGTCTGGAGGTTTACCTCCTGAATTTCGGGATTCTCTTGCAGAATCCTTCTGGTGGCTTCTAATTTACCACCTTCTTTCACTTTTGTGAAGAACTCTCCTGAGTCGGAGAGAGATACTTTTGCGGATGAGACTATCCGCTCCCACATTTTGTTGTGGTGTGTGGTGCTTAACAGCACCTCATTGTAAGTGGAATCAACCACTTTGTGAAGCAAGGGCATGATTGCCTTTGCATGCTCCGGCGAAGCCGGAGTCGTCAAAGTAACTTTGACTTTTTGTAACGCATCTGCGTACATAGACCGGGGTGGAACCCCGGAGGCTCTGGTTTGACAGAGAATACTTGCTTTATACAAGTCCATTGCATTTGAAATGCTAAGAAGAGAAAGGATTCTCTTGTAAAAACTCAGTTCTCTAGGAACTGAAATGTTGGCATAGTTACCAACGGTACGGAAGGCTTCTTCCTTGATAGATTTTCTTAAATCTTTGATCCCTTTGAATAGGGAAGTCCTTTCGGATCCGTTATGAAAATAATCATAAAGTAGATTGCTAATTAAGCAATTTTGAATCTGGTCAATAAAAGTCCAGGATTGTACCCAGGGAACCTGGGGAAAGGCAAGAATAACTTGCATAATTACGCCATCACATGTGGCTAAAACTTGGTTCAGCTTTCGTGCTGCACCAGAAATAAGTCGTTTCGAAATGACTTCTGCATGGGTTTCTGGCCCATTTGGGCGGGTAAATCCCGCAAATAAGCGTGCTAGCACGTGCTTGTTCGCAGGCGCAAGCCTACGATACCAATAAGTCCCTTTAGAAAGGGTCGATAGTGCAACTTTAACAGTTGGCAACTCTGAGAACCGATAGCGTTCACTAAGACCAGTAATTGGTCGGGGGAGCTTACACTCCCAGATATTGTCAGC